CATTCTGGCGATATAGCCAAAGCTGGCAGTGCAATCGCTAAGTTTGTAGGTGCCAAGGAAGACCTGCAGAAAAAAGCTACCAGAAAAGGTGGCGGCTCTGACTTAGAAGAGTTCATGGCGCTTGAGCAGATACGTGAACAAGAAGAGCAATTGAAACAAATTATGATTTATGCTGGTCGGCCCGGACTGTGGCACGATTGGCAAAGGTTTCAAGCAAAGGCACGTATAGCACGTAGAGAAGCAGAGCAGGAACGCAAAAGAAAACTAAAGCATCACTTTGAAGTTTTTCTGATTACCTGTTTGCTTATTTTGGGTTTAACTGTTTTAGCTTGTATTGTACTACTTGTACTACACTCACAAGGAAGATTATAATGGCAGTCGCAAAGTCACAACAAAGTTTGAAAAACTGGACAAAGCAGAAGTGGCGTACAAAGTCTGGCAAGCCCAGCGCACAAACAGGCGAAAGGTATTTACCTGAAAAAGCAATAAAGTCCTTGACATCCGCCGAATATGCTGCTACAACTAAGGCTAAGAGAGAAGGTAAACGTAAGGGGAAACAGTTTGTACGACAACCTAAGTCGATTGCAAAAAAGACTGCGCAATTTCGCAGAGGTGTATGACGATCCTCGTGAGACACGGCTTGTAGACATTGAGCCTGATTCTGACAATCGTGTATTCCTTCTCAAGAAAAGGATATGGGAACTCAAAAATGTTGACTGCATTGATAGGACCGATAGCTAATCTGGCTGGTACATGGCTAGATGGTAAGGTAGAAGAAAAGAAGGCTCAATCAGCCACTAAGGTAGCAAAGGCGCAAGCTGAAGCTATCGTAATGCAAAAGAAAGCTACTGGTGAAATTGATTGGGATTTGGAAGCAATAAAAGGTGCTTCGACTAGCTGGAAAGACGAATGGCTAACTATTTTATTTAGCATTCCTCTTATCCTAGCCTTTATACCCGGAATGGAACAGGTGGTTGCAAATGGTTTCGCACAACTCCAAGCTATGCCAGAATGGTATCAATATTCTCTGGGGGTTATCGTTGCTGCCTCATTTGGCGTTCGTTCAGCTACTAAGTTCTTTGGAAAGAAGTAGATGTGGCCGAAGTCACTATGGAAAGAATACTGAAGTGGAAGATACTCCCCCGTTTAATGATGCTGGGGATGTCCCTGTCGGCGTGGCGGGTTGTGGAGTGGTTTATGACGTTGCCCGACCCTACGTCACAACAAGCTGCACTTGTAAGTGTTGTAACAGGGGCGATGACGGGTGCATTTGCTGTATGGATGGGACATGAGAAATGAAATACGATAGATTTAAATTAATGGAAAAACTTATTGCCCACGAGGGACTGCGACTAAATGTATACAAGGATTCGCTGGGCATAGACACTGTAGGAATTGGTAGGAATCTTCAGGATCGTGGCATCTCCAAAGAAGAGTTGGATGAGTTAGATATACCTAGCATAGATCATGTTTACGAATATGGTATTACAGAAGCAGATGCTATTTTTCTGGCAGAGAATGACGTACAGATAGTCGAGGATGAACTGGTTCGCGCACACCCTTGTGTCGAGGAGTTAGACGCTGTACGTCAACTTGTACTTATAGACATGGCATTTAATCTTGGGGTGCCTCGTCTCTGCAAGTTTAAAAAAATGTGGGCCGCTGTACATGCAAAACAATTTGACGTAGCTGCAAAAGAAATGCTTGACAGCAGGTGGGCTAGGCAGGTAAAATCACGTAGTACAAAACTCGCCCATGCTATGCATAACGGAGAGTTTAATGCCTAGACAACTGACAGGAAAGCAGCAAGCATTTTTGAATGTTCTTTTTGACGAAGCTGGCGGCAATATGGTTACAGCTAAAAAATTAGCTGGGTATTCAGATACTACAACCACAACAGAAATTGTAAAAGGTTTGAAAGAAGAAATTCTTGAGGCCACACAAATGTACATGGCACAGAACGCACCGAAGGCTGCAATGGCTATGACCGGCGCATTGTTTGATCCAACTGAACTTGGCATTCGTGACAAGATGGTTGCAGCTAAAGAACTGCTTGACCGTGTAGGTTTGGTAAAAACAGAGAAGATGCAGGTAGAGGCAAGTGGCGGTGTTATGCTTATGCCACCCAAAGCACCAGTGGAGGAGGAAGACTGATGGCTGTAGATTACAAAGAATTAGATGCTGTATTGGATATGATGGGTACTATAAAAGATACTAGGCCGTTACCTAAAACAAAACGTAGACCAAAAATAAAAATAAAAAATATTGGAACAAAGGGAACAAAGAAAACATCTTTTTTACCTCACACAATAGTGGACAATAAAAAGAAAAACGTATGACTAGAAGCGTAGGCAAGTGGAAACTGCCACAGCCAACCGACATTAAAGAAGAAAATGAATGGGTGCAGATACCTCGCATTGCAAGGACTGTACCTTTTGGCTATAAACAGAGTGAAGAAGACCCCGATATTCTTGACCCTATACAAGTTGAACTGGACTTGCTAGAGAAGGCACGTAAGTATGTCAATCAGTATTCCTACCGGCAGGTAGCAAACTGGTTAAGCACCAACAGCGGTAGATACATATCTCATGTAGGATTAAGGAAACGGTTAGCGAATGAGCGACAGCGTAAGAACACAGCTAAAAGCCTCCGCAAGTGGGCAGAGTATGCGGAAACGGCAATCGC